ATATATCGACCGGGCTTTCCGGCCTTTTTATCCGCTTCAATAATGTCGTTAAATCTTTGCTGAGCAACGTTCACTTTGAAGGGGACAAGTTGCGATTTTTTATTTCTGATTTTCAGGAAATTTTCCATGAACCAGAGTCTATCGTTACGAAGTTTCCATGCGAAGACTTGATTTCTATCTACTTCCAGAAGCCTTCACCTCTTCAAGAATGTCGGAAATATCGACATCTACAACCTTCTCCGGATCAAAGGAAAATTCCTTAATCGATGCTAAACCCTGTTCCAGAGTTGTCACCGTCTTATCCACTTTGATAGATTGTTGTGGTTTATGCCCCGATCTATCAAGTAAGTCTTTGGCTGCTTGGAACCGAACGTTATCCATGTTGCTATCCAACAGATCGTCCATAGTTCTCAGTGCTTTTACAGAGAGAGCTTTAAGGTTGCTTTCAATAATGGCGAATTCTCTTGATTGAAGTTCTGCAATTACGGCCTGTACTGCAGGATCCATCAACCACACACGAACGGTATTTTCAGAAATACCAATAATCTGTCCAATTTTACGTTGGGTGTACTGACCAGTCAACCACAGCATAATTAGACGGGTCTTCGCCGGTGTCAGCGTCGCCATAATTTCTTGAGGCAAACCAGAAAAGAGGGAATCAGTACCGGCGCTTAATTCGGTTGTTTCCGGGCTTTGAACCGGCTTATTTTCGCTCATTTTTCCTCCTAGTCTTCCTCATAAAATTCAGCCAATATTTCAAGGCAAATTTCTTCATATTTTTCGTATTCTTCTACTAGGATTTCACCGTAGGAACACGCAATTTCTTTTCGGTGCAGAATCTTATAAATCTCCCGCTGGATAATGTCGTAAATTTCGTTATTTTGATTCGACATGACCATCCTCTAAAAATTTCATAATTTTATCGAGATTGTTGCGGGTGAAAAGAATGTACATTTGCTTGGCAAGGGCGTCTACAAAACCCTCGTCGCCATTCATCGTATCCATCCCTAATTCGGACAGCATTCCGTGAACAATTTCGTGGAAGAAACACTGCTTCATGGTTTGTACAGGAACGTCACTGGAAATAAGGATGTGACAGCCCATTTCGTTGATACCGGCAACTGCATCCTCCAACCCTTCTGACTGCTGCAGCTTTTCTAAAGGACGCAGCTCCATATCATAGATCAAACTGCCAAGGTTTACTTTCATTTTTTTCACAGGGTAAATCTCCTATCTATTTCTTTTTCAAAATTATCCGTAATAATCTCAGTACCAGTGAAGTCCGCTCTGGGCGGTTCTACAGGCACATCGTAAAGCCCGTCTGCATCCTTTTGCAGTTCCGCAATACGTTGACGGAAAGCATCAACGTCGTATTTACCACGCAGCATAGACACTTCAGCAGGTTCTTCAATCGACGGAGCCATAGACTCTACGTCTTCTCTCAAACCAAGAGAAGGGTAGTGGGTTCGTAAGAACTTATATCCGGCATAGCAGTATTCCATAACCCGCCCTAACAGGACAAGGTCTAATAACAGTATGAAAATAACTTCTAAGAATCTGATCATCCAATCCCTCTTCTTTGGTTTGTATACGGTTATTACAATCAGCGAAGCTGATTGTAGAAGGAGCGTAGCTCCTTCTAATAAACAAACCAATAAAAAAAATATATTTAATTTGTTTGTAATTTTTAAAATATTTTATAAAACTCTGTCCCGTAGGGACTAAGTTAATAAACATACTCTCTATACTAGAGACACACACTTTTCGAAGCCAAATTATGCACGGGAACCGTAAAATTTCATAAATTTAATATAAATTTAATATTACGTTTACTGAATTGTATCTACAATATATACAATTGTAATATTTATGTAACATTTCAAACCAAAAAAAGACCCTTCCCGTAGGGAAAGGGTGTTGGTTGGCGGTTTGGGTAGGGGTGGTAGTGGCGGCTTAAGGGAAGTGTTTTTCGCGGCGAAAACCCTGCAGAAAAACCACCCAATATTAGATGGGTTTGTGGGGAAAATTTTGCACTAATTTTTTCGAGTTTTTTCGAGCGTATTCGAGAGGAAGTTGGAAAATTTTTGAGAGGGATTTTTGAACGGAAAATGGAACGGGTTTTGCTCAAAACTTTCCACGGGTAAAGTCCTGATAAGAATGTAGATATTTCTTTGGTTCGTTCCTGGGGAAAATGTTGGGGAAGGTGGATCGTGTTACCTGTGGTAACATCGTTCAACAAGCGCAGCTTGTAATTGGGCAACCATGGGGAAAACTATTGGGAAATGTGTTTAAAAAAGTAGACCCTCTGTCGGTGTGTTCGGGTGTAAAGAAGTATCAATATAATCGCCTGTAACCATGTGAGGAAACAAGTACCTAATCATTTGTCCCCGCCCGGTGGGTTTAGGGTGTCAACACCCCTCCCCACCCTAGGAAGAAAATGTTGAAGACAGAGTCTTCTGTTTATCTGTATGGGTCTTGGTTGGGGCAGACTTTTGGGGAACGTGTTTGGGAACATTTGGACTCTACGAGTCGTCTCCCATTCACCTCGTTTTGGGCACTTCTCTGCGAAACTTCACAGTATATTTACACACCATTTTCGTTTTTGAAACGCATTTTCTACAACGCTTTCCGTACATTTTTCACCAAACCAGAGCATCATTTTCGACAATTGTTTCTGTATATTTTCTTTATTGTAATCTCCTCGTAGACTCCGGAGCTTACAAGCCAGCGTTTCTTATTTTTTTTATTTCCAAACCAGAAGAATATATCTACGTTTCTATGGTTTGATCCGGCGTTAGGAATGATGGATGGATGATGGATGAAAGTGGTTCAGCTGGATGTCAGTCAGAAGGTATGGCTTCGATGGTAGGAGAGTCGCCTTCAGCTACCCTCTCTTGGTTTGATGAACCACTTTGCTGATGTCCATTTCTGCACTCAGATGAACTCCGCACTTGACATACTCTAGGTCACCTTCACATCTACGTCAGCTTCAGTCTGCCCATACATAGAAAACTCCCTGCGTCTTCACGCAAGTCTGTCATCTCGCCGTCCTGTCCACCGTATTCCTCACTTCCATCTCATCCGAACTTGTTCCAGACTGGGATACTTTTTCGTCCAACTGCCTTATGAAATTCTCACCTTCTGCTTCGCAAAGAACTTCTTATTTTGTTCAGTACTTTTCGTCCATCCGTACCAAATTTTTCTCTTTTTACTCATGGTCATGTTACCGTCCTTTTCTTATCCCTCTTTTCGTTGCCTTCACAAAAATCTTAACGTGTACCTACGCTATACCTGCTTCTTGTCTTATCAAGGGACTCCGAAAAATATTTTTCTTTATTTTAAGAACGAGAAAAGGCGCCCCGAAGGACACCTTTCTCAACACTAATTTTCATTCATAAGGTAATTATGAATATCTATATTTTACAAAGCGCCTTTCTCAAAGTCAATAATGTTGAAAAATATTTTTCAAAGCCTCCCCTTGATTTCACCTGCAAATCAGGTATGCGTTTACGGCACACTAATTTTTATGAAGTTCCCCGAAGAGGGGAAAAGGAGGTAACATTATGAGTAAAGAAAAAAAGGAAAAATTTGATGGATGTCCGGTACTGAACAAGAAGTTCTTTAAGCTTGCAGAAGGCGTTCATAAGGCAGTTTTATTGGACTACAAAGTATCCAATTATATGTCTGGAACTAAGATTCGTCTGAGACTTCAGCTCGATCATACGAATGGCCATGAGGCTTCTGACATCCTTTCGGAAGGACGTTGGGAGTATTTCTACAACTGTATGGTCAGACAGTTTCAGCGTGACTTCGATTGCTTCGGTGACCTTTTAGAGCATGCCAAGACGCACGAGTTCATCGTTGAGTACAGGGACGATCAGCAGTGGGGTCCTCAGTTCAGTTATAGAGGGTAGCTTCGGCTACTCTCTTTTTGGTTGTTGTCAGTTGAAAGGAGATGATGTAGATGAAGAAAGCTTTGATAGTTTATTGGCCTGCGATCGCCAGCACAAGAATAAAACAGAATAGTCTCTTGGTTCGCTATCGTGGATGCTGCCAGCGTTACAGATCCAACCAGAGCAACGCAGTCGTTAGTGGCAATTCCACAGGGATTCACCTAGGCGATGTGCTCATAATTAAATTAACAATTCATTTAATTCACTCTAATTCAATTAGAGTGTTTTTAATTTACTAATAAAAAAAATAAAGAAGGAGATTAAGACTATGAAAAAAGAAACTATGAAATTAACAAGACTTTATAACAAATTGGACAATGAAAGAGAATGGGCGGACATGCTGGCTCAGTACATTAAGGAGCTGAAGTTCAAGTATGACGCGGAATCGATCATGAATCTGGAATACCTGCTGGATGAAGCAATAGAGGTGTTAAATGCCATTGAAAAAATTAAGATTGAAATCGAAATCGAAAGAGAAAATAGTATCTACTATTGCTTTAAGAACAGTGCAATTAAGAGTGAAAGAATATGCATTTCTGCTGGCTTGAATATCAATCATGGCAAAATGATGTTCTAAATATAAAGGAGGAGAAAGAAATGAAGGAAAATAAGTTTGTAGCAATCAATAGTGAAACTCAGTCCATCTTAGAAAGAGATTATAACGCAGGAAATAGAGCGTTTGATAGTGAACCTGCTACTGAACGAATCAAGGATGCTATCAGAAGAGCAGCTAATATTAGAGGTTTAAGAGTTGTTGTGGATTTGGACAGTCTGACCAATGGAGAGGCAAGGGAACTTTTGGAAGATGTGAATGAAATGCCGTTCCCGCCCAGCAAAAAGCAGATCGAACTGATCGAAAAGAATTGCAAGAGGTTGGGTGAACCGATGCCGCCGTTAGAAACATTGTCTGGTGGTCGTAATGGAACTGCAAGTAAGCTGATCGAAGAACAACTTGAGCGCATTGCGTTATTACCGAGATTGGCTACTGAAAGAATGTGGAATTTGGTAGAAGATTATTCCAACTGTATGGAAGAAGGAGTAGACATTAAAGCCGATGAACTAATTGCAAGAAAAGAAGCTGGAGCAGAACCCGAATATGATGAAGTAAGTGATTTTATTGGTTGGGCAGCTCCAATTGTAGGAGAATGGCGCGATAGAGTAGCTTCAAAAGAACAAGTAAAAGCAATGATTCGTATTAATGTAAGAATGGGAAATCCGTATGATGAAAAGATGTTCAAAAATGTTCCGAGAGAGCACGCTGAAGAAGTAATCGAAAAGTTCAACAAGGAATACAGAATGATCATGATGGACAAAATGTTCCAAAAAGTAGAGGCATACGACAACTTCAGAAGAAAAGAAGTAGATGTAAAGACACCAGAAGACAACGTAAGAAAAGAATTGGAAAAATTACTGGTGAATTTGAATTCTGTAGCAGGAGATGATGATAACATCGAAAGAGCTGAAGGCTACGATATGGAATATATCAAAGAACGTGTTGATCACGCCTACGAAGTACTGTTAGCAGAGGCGGTAGGTTCTCCTGGAAAAATGATAGGTGCACTGAACACTATTAAACAGATTGTGGATAACTGCACAGTTCTGACAGATGAACAGAAAAATCAGTTATTGTTTGGATAGAAATAAAAATAGAGAGTCGGGAAACCGACTCTCCTTCTTTTTATATAGGGGAGCGAACCAATGAGAGAATTCTACACCACATACGGTTATATAAAAGGTAATATCGAATACGCCACAGAATCTGAAGCGGAGGGAGAAGAAAGTGATGTGCTTTACTAAAAAACCAACAATTACAATAATTCTTTTTTTGGATAATATCTATCACATGGCTTAGACTCTCCCCAACAATCATCGGGACCATCACGATGAACACAAGCTTTGCACTCAGCACATATATTAGAAGAAAGTCTATCATAATCATCCATTAATTCCTCATTAGTAAGAGGTAATTTATGATAATAAATAGCATCTTCCTTTGTGATAAACAACGTTTTACCAACAGCAGCCATACTACGTTTTACAGTGCGATTATTCCACCGAACCATAATAAAATTATCAATGTGATCAACATGGGTTACTTCAACAGTATGATAGGATTTATATTTTTCATAATAAAAATATAAAGTTTGTCCGGGATAAAGTCTATAGTCAACCATATTGTAACCTCCATTCAATTATCTGGATCAACTTTACCAAATAACCGCAAAGCTAAATTAGATATGTGTTCTGTGTCACCACAATCTAAAGACCTAGCAATCTCCCATAATGTCACTGCTTTATCGTGATCACCGAAATCTTCGCAGGCAGCAGATAAAGATGTAGTAAGTTCTTTTGTAAAAATATTTGTGCCATAAATTTCATAATATTTCTGAGAAAAGTTATAAGACATTTTGGGACTATTTACAAGGCGATAGCACGCAGATAGTTCTGGAAGAAGACGTACAACATTTTCAATAGAAGAATCCAACTCTAAGAAACTAACCATAAGAGAAATAGCATCATTGAATCGATTATGAGAACGCAGCTCAAAAACCTTGTTGGTAATATCTTGTAATTTATTACAGATACATTTATGTGAATACGAATTGCCTGAACAATCATATTCAAAGAAATTGTCCTCTACATATTCAGATATCATGTCAGAATAATCTGCGCCATCAAAATCATCTTTATTGTACAATTCATATTCGTCATGATAATGTTCCTTATTCTTCTTATCGTTGAAAAAGATGGACATAATTTTCCTCCGAAAAATTTTTCTAAAAATATTTTATCATACCGTGCATAATTTGTCCTTAAAAAACGTGTGTTTTATAAAAAACATAAAACGACGACTTCGGAGGAAGTTTTATGTTTACAACTGAATAACAGGAATAGAGTGCAACCCAGAAACCCCTCTCGTAATGTAATCTCCACCTTAACTTGTCAATATAGTACATTCTGGGCTGCATTGTGTTTCTGTTATAGAAACTTTCATTTTCTGTCGAGGGTACAGACTACGGCTTTTCTTCACTTTTGTCCGTATAGTGCCTCCTGATAATACATAACTGTACCCTCGCATCCTCCAAACCAAGAAACAAAACTTACCCCGGCGTAGGTTTTGATATATATTTCAACGAATTTCCAGCCTTCTTATGGTTGGATTTTTTAATTTATAAAAGAAAGAAGGAGAACATTATGAAAGCATTATTACTGAACCCGCATAAGGGATTCGAACTCGTTGAAGCAAACGGGTTAAACGACTACTACAAATACCTGGAATGTGATTGCATCGACATCACAACAGCAATGGTGAATGGGAACGTAGTCAACATCATTGTAGACGACGAAGGATTGATGAAGGAAAATCCGGTTTTAAGCGCGTTTTACGTTGATGAAAACGAAACAGAATGGGAAGGTGCATTGGCAGGTAACCTTCTCTTCTGTGGAGAGGCGGATGAAGAAGGTGAATTAACAGACATCAGCAAGAAAACTGCTATGTACCTGCTCACCAGAGTAAGATCCAGAGTAACTTATGATGAAGAGAACGGCCACGAACTTATCTGGCACGTTCTTTTAAATTATTATTAAACGCACAAGGAGGTATATGAAAATGTGTAAAAAGGTAATTTATCCTGAAATGAATCAGGAAGTAAGAATGGAAGTAATCAACGATGTTCTTTTATTCTCAGTAGTAGATATTGCGAAATGTATGTGCGTCCATCCCAATGCACTAGCTCCACACAAATATCCTATCCCTCACAACAGACAAAAGTTTAAGGATATTAAAACAAACTATAAAATTGTAGGTGTTGATAAGAAATTTGTTCACTATGTAGCGAACAGGTCTCGAAAAGACTATTCTGCGTTCCTTTCTTGGTTCGATCAGGTATATGAGGAAAACCGTCCAGCACCTATTTCCGAAACAATCGTAGCACCTACTGATGTACCGGCAGTAATGCAGGGTTTTGATAAGGATAAGCTGAAAGCGTTCTTTGAAGGCGCACAGGAATTTTTCGGTATGTGTGCTAAGTTAATTGCATAAACTTCACTCCTTCTTTTAAGTATGGGTGGTGGAAATTGAAAAATATTTTCACCACTCGATGCTTTTTTTGAAAAGAAGTTACGTGTATTAGATTAGAACGAACCACAAAGAAAGGAGAAACAAAATGAATGTAGTAAAGTCCGGAGGACAATATCAGATTTATAAAGATGGATTACAGACATATGATAGATTGCCGTGTCAGGCGTATGAAGTTCACTTCAATAAGTTCATGGGGTTCTATCTAGTAGATCATAACGATCTGAAAGTAGAAGAAAAGGTATACGGCACATACCAGTTAAAGGTGGATAAGATTCTGGCGGCATTTGAAGATATGAACCGCAACATGGGTGTCATTTGCTCTGGTCCGAAGGGAGTAGGAAAGTCGCTGTTTGCCAAGCTTCTGGCTGAAAAAGGAAATGCAGAAGGACTTCCGTTAATCATTGTGAAAGAATATATTCCAGGACTGGAAAACTTTTTATCTACAATCGAGCAGGAAGTGATCGTACTCTTCGATGAATTTGAAAAGATGTTCGAAAAACCGGAAGGTCAGAATTCCTTACTGAGTCTGTTAGATGGTGTAGATAATGGCAAAAAGTTATACGTCATTACTTGCAACGAAGTAAACAAACTCAACACATATATGCTGAATAGACCCGGCAGATTCCACTATCACTTCAAATTCGAAACTCCGAGTAAGGAAGAAGTAGAAGAATACATGAATGATAAATTGGATGATGCATTCAAAATTCACATCGCAAAGCTGTCGAATATGGCTGAAGTTATGAATTTTACATATGACTCTCTCCGCGCCATTGCATTTGAACTGAATCATGGATACAGCTTAGAAGAAACACTGACAGACCTAAACATCAAAATCGATAACGTGAATAACGTAGATTATGAATTAGTTCTTTGGTTCGAAGATGGAAAGCGCCTTACAACAGATGATGTTTACTATTCTGTTGATAAAGGATGGTGCAACCGCGAAGTCTGGACACTCGATAAGGAAAACCATTGCGAATATAGCGTAAGATTGTGCTATGAAAACGTAGTATACGACTTCAAGGATGAATTGATTCAGGTTCCGTTAGAAAGCATTAAGTTTGATTACTACTGGGACGACGTAGAAAAGATCGAAAAACGTGATCCTGAAAAGGCGGAATTTTTAAAGAACAGAAAGCCGGTCAGCGCACACATCCAGAAGAAGGTAAAAGTAAAGAGAAACTGGTATGCGTTCTAATACGAACCATAGAAGGAGATAACTAATGAAAAGATTACGAAGAATATGGAAAGATAACAAGGTGGCGATCCTCTGTCTGGCATTAGTCATGGCGTTGAACATAGTAAACATCATCTCTGCACACAGAATTGATGATCGCGAACAGGCCATTGGCGAAGCATACAACACCATTGAATCTGCACTGTATGAAATCAATACAGTTCAAGAGTTGGTTGACGGACAAATCCGCTACCTCGATCACATCTACTCAACTGCTGAAGAATATGGTGTTCCACCGGAAGTAGTTGTTGCAGTAATGAAGGTTGAATCCGACTTTAACCCTGATGCGGTCTATGGTAGATGTTATGGACTGATGCAAATCCATGATACACATTGCGAACCGTGGAGCGTCACCACCGAGGATTTGTTAGATTTACGAAAAAACACAACTATTGGCATCTCACTTCTTTCTGGTTTGATGGATACTTCGGACAACCTCACACAGGTGCTTGGCAAATACAACAGAGGTCAGGCAGGCTACGCTAGGTACTGTGCCGAGGTTGGCTCCGAAGTTACATCCTACTCGAAAAAGGTGGAAAATATTTTGAACGAATGGAAGGAGTAGAAAATGAATGTTGCAGTTGACTTATGGGGCATGAAATTGGGAGAAAGGGTATGTAATATTTCCTGCAAAAGGCGAATGAATATAGATGATGTAATGGATGCAACACACCGAACAATGGAAGAATTAGGCGCAGTATCGGAAATGTCAAGACTGATGCCCGTCACAGCGTTTTATGTAGGTGCATTTATAGATACAACTCTTGGTACAGGTAAGGATCCTTTTGATACAAGAATCGTCTACTGCTATAATCAGCTTTTTTATTACGAATCGTATGTAAGAAAAGATATTAAAGATAGTTATAGTTATGGAAAAATCACAGCAAATAACTTCTGTAGAAAAGGACTTCTTTGTTATAATTACGACCCTTTATATGATTATCGAGAAGGTATGCAGAAAGTAAATCATAATCATTGGAGTGATGGATACTATGATGTATTGAATAAAATTTTAAAACATTGGACAGATTTGAAAGCCCAGTTTGTAAAAATTGAAGGCGATTATTGGGATTTAGCTGGGTTAGAAGATATGGTAATTACGCAAGAAACTGCGTAAAAATATAACAAACATTAACTAAAAGAAAAGGAGAAAAAAATTATGAACATGATTGAAGTAAAGATTGGCGTATTCCCCGGTAAGATTAACACTTACACTCTGGAAGAAGGAACCACTGTAGAAGAAGCTCTGAAGATTGCAGGACTGTCTGTAGGTGCAGAACAGGAATGTAAGCTGGATGATGAAGTAGTTGATATGGACTACGAACTGGATGAAGAAGCAAAAATGCTGCTGATCACCAAGAGAATGAAGGGTAATGCAATTCTGTAATAAGAATTTGTTATAAGAGGGCGGGAATAACACCTGCCCTCTTTTACACCCAAAACCAAAGGAAGGAGTAGGACGATGTTAAATTTACAAAAAATCAATGAGGAATTAAATTATTTTGGCTTACCGTTGATAAATTTTTTCTACGCATTTGAATACAAACAGATTTATTTTAACGAAAAAGAATTAAGCAAAAGAGACGATGTATTTGTTGTCTTTATCGATGTACGTGATGTGCATTTGTATGAAACGTCGTCAACAATGGTAAAAGATTTTGGAAAAAACAAGGTAGTATTTGCAGATAAAATCGTTTATTTCGGTTTGAAATATAACGTTACAGAAGATTTCTATTCACATGGTAATGAAATTGTAAATAAATATTTAAACAATATTGACATAATTGAGTTGTTTATTACAGAAGAAAAACACGAAAAATTTTTAAACACATTAGCGGAAAGAGAAATTATTGAAAATTTCACTAAATCATTCGAAAGGCAGCGTGAAAATATCAAAGCTCAAATCGATCAAAAAAATAACGATAAGAAATATTATATGAGAATTGTAGCGGATCTTGTAAAAGACATCGATGATTTACGTTCCAGATATAATCAAAAACTTGTTATTGATGAACTTGTTACAAAGCTCAGAGGCGAATTAGATTTGATCAGAAAGCACAAAGCAGTAACCAGCATTACATTTGATAACGAATGCATTGAAGTAAAAACAAACACACTGTATATGAATGAACCGTATACAAATAGACGCTACCTTTTAGGTAAAATGCTATTCAAATTTAACATCATGGATGGTGACTGTTATTTTGAAAATTTAACAGAAGATAGAAGCAATTATTGGGGTGGTGGTGCACATCCTCATGTAGATGAATGTGGTTATGCTTGTCTTGGTAATGCAGAAACCCAAATTGCTCAGTACATAATCGAAAAGGAATACTATGCAGTATTTCTTACAATTATGAGCTTCCTTCAGACCGCAAATATCGACGACCCCGCAGGTTACCACATCAGCGAATGGGATGAGGTTGATAAAGATGGCAACATCATCAACCAGGGGCACGCTCCAACCAGGAATGAATATAACGGATATGGCGATACAGACGAGGGGAGTAACGAATTAATTGAATGCCCTGTATGTGGTAATGAATTTGAAGAGGATAGTGGATATGCATGTTGCGATTGTAATAATGAAGTGTGTAGTGAAAACGAATTGCATGAAACAGTAGATGGTGAATGGGTATGTGACAATTGTATTAGAGATAATTACATTTGGTGCGACGGATGTAATAGATATGTACTTGCATACTTAGCGTTCAACGTAGATGACAATCATTATTGTCCGGACTGCTATCACGATAGATATGGAGAAGAGGAGGAAGAGTAATGTTTAATTCATTAAAGAAATCTGCAAAAACAACAATTCAAAAAATGCTACATGAAGAAGATTACAAAACTCCTATGGTTGGAATTAAGATGGAAGCATTGATGAAAATGTCGGCATACGTCTCCATCAGTCAGATCGAATTCGGTTGGTTATGCGCATCGATGCGACTGCAGGATAATAATTTTTACATTTACGAAACCTTCTGTTGTCAACAGGAAAACTCCGGCGTATCCAGCGACTTACGCGAAGAAGGATTGCAGGAACTGGCGCAGAGATTAATCAAGGAAGGCAGAGAGGATGAATTAAGCAACATTCGTACATGGGGTCACAGTCATGTAGATATGCAAATTAGTCCTTCAGTTCAGGATGATGAAACCTTTGAAGAATACTATAAAAACTGTGATTACTTCATCCGCATCATTATGAACAAAAAGAACGAAATCTGTATTGATGTTGCTGATACAGAAAGAGGTGTTATTTACTACGATGTAGATTGGTTTGTCCTCGAACCAGAGGAACTTCAGATTATGAAAACAGATTATGAAATAGCAGCCAACAATTTAAAAGAAATGAAAGATGCTATTGATGCTATTTATGCAGCAGCAGAAGAAGAGGCTGAAACAACTGCAAAAGAAGAATATGCCAAGTATGTAACAAAAGAATCCTTCTTATATCATGCCGGGGAAAAGCTCCATTCTCCTGCGTATGGATATGAAGATTACGAAGATGAATATATGTATGCTCAATATTACAATGAATGCGCTAAGATTTCTGTTAAAATCGGTGGACAAATCTACAGAGAGTACATTGATGAAATTCTGGATGAAGATGAATTGTACGATCTCTATGGTTTGGATGCTGACGACCTGAAGAAAAAGTTACAGAAAGATGATCGTTTCAAACACTATTCAAAGGAAGATTGGAAGGATTTGGAGTGGGCGTTATACTTTGTAGCAAACGAATACGGCTTGTGTAAATATACAGGAGGTACAGCAGCATGATTTTAGATTATTCGAAACAGGAAGATTTAATTAAAGTTCAGAATTTTAACCACCGTATCAATGTTATCGGTTGTGGAGCACTTGGTTCATGGTTGACATTCTTTTTACTGAAAATGGGTTTTAAGGATGTTCACGTATATGACTACGATACGATTGAAGAACATAACCTTCCCAATCAAAATTTCGAAGAATCTCAAATTGGATGCTTAAAAGTCGATGCGATTGCGAGTATCTATAATAGATACTTCAATGATGAAGAATATAAACGCTTAACCATCCATAACGAGAAAGTAGATGAAGAAATCGCCTCTACAATGAAAGGTATCATCTTCTGTGGTGTGGATAGTATGAAAGCTCGAAAGATGATTTATACGCACTCGTTTAAATACGGCTTAGCTGATTTGTGGATTGAAGATCGTATCGGCTTATGGGGAGCTTATGTTTACATGCTGGACAAGGCTGATCCTGACTTCATCGCCAAGGCAAAGAAATATGAAGGAACATTATATGATGACGTTGAAGCAGAAGTGTCCTCTTGTGGAATAAGCCAGACTGGACTTCCCGCTGCTGTCAACGCCGCCAGTGTAATGATTATGGAAATGATTCGTTGGTACAGAAACGAAGTTGATAAGTGGAGAATCGAATATCAGATTCCCGAAATGTATGCAGTGACGGAATAGTTCCGTTGGAGATGAAAACTATTTGAGCTTAAAGGCTGTAATTGAGAAATGGAGAGGTAAAGATGTGGAATCTTTACTAAGAGATATGTATATCACGCAAAACATGAGTATGGATGAAATTTCAAAAGAACTCTCTATTTCTATTGGTATTGTTCACCGATGGTTGAACGAATACGGCATATCAAAACAAAAATGCTTATGGAAATGAAAGCGAGGTAAAACGATGTTTAGAAACATTCAGGCTGAAATTGCAATGTTAGAACAGGCTATTACTGCTAATGAAGAAGTAATTGAAGAAGCCAAGGAGCGAATCAAGGAAATCAACAAGAAGATCAAGAAGTTAGAAAAGATTGCTGGTGATCTGAAGGCTATTTTCAACGAAGAAAATGAAGCAACACCGGTTGAAGAACCCGCTGCATAGTGGATAAACTTCTATTTATTTACGATAACTTAATGACCGTTGATGAACAGGTTTTGGCAGAGATACCATTAGAATTTCTTTCTCTTGGTCAGATGCAAGGTCGATTACGATGGTTCAATGATACTAAGAAACGACGCTTATTTGCCGTACCAAACAACGGATACTCAACAAAAGTTATCTACGGCGGTATTTTTTTACTGAAAGAATACGAACACTTCATGCACAAACTGCATAGCTACTACCATAATTCTTTCCCATACACAAACCGAACCATAAGAGAGGATATGTATGTGTTGACACCAGTTAGCGTTCGACCTCTAAAAATATCTTCTCTTTCTGGTTTGGCAAAAGGGGAATACGAAGTAGGCGAAGCAATAATGTGCGAAACATTTATAGGAAACACGATGAACCCGCAAATAAAAAACTCAATGAAAAAACGATATTACGAACACAAGAACATCTACGCACCGTCATACTTACAGATGGTCAAGGAAAATTACAACACTAAGGAGGAATAATTATGGGTTGGAATGATGTAACAAGAGAAAAGAGCGAAGATAAAGATAAGTTACAGTATACAAAGTTTGAACAGGGTAACACTTTGATTCGAATTTTGGACGATGAACCTTTCAGCTTTTGGCAGCATTGGTTGACCAAACAGAATACAAGTGTAAGTTGTATGGGTAAGGACTGTCCCATCTGTGGTGTGATCGCACAGCAGAAGGCTGCAAACGAAACACCGCAGTACAATTCTACTCAGAGACACGCGATCCGTATTTGGAATTACACCACTCAGAGAATGGAAATTCTGATTCAGGGTCGTTCTTTCTTCACTAACCTGTTAGAACTGCATAAGGAAGTAGGTGAACTGAAGACTTACGACATTAAGGTAATTCGTAAGGGGCAGGGTAAGGATACAAAATATGTATTGTTACCGGCTGCTCCTGCTGAATTCCAGTACGCCGATCAGTGCGAAGAAGTTGATATGAAGGAACAGTTCAAAGCGCCGACCAAGGAAGAAATGCTGATGCTGATGGAAGGTAAGACTTGGACAGAAATCAATGAAGCAACAAAGCCTGCAGCGTAAAGAACTACTAGCATATTTTATCACCTCCTGCAATGTGGATAGAAACAAGGTAAATTGGGGGTTCCAGATGAAACTCTTGAACTCCCTTCTTACCCAATACACATTAGAAGAAGTAAAATTCGCTATAGATTATTATGTTCAGCAGGGTAAGGAATTATATTCATTAGGCTTTTTAAAATACGGAAGCAATATGGATAAACCAGTTTCCTTATACCGTGTAGAACAAAACGTAGTAAAAGAAGGGAGCGGTGAGCGAAATAGAAAACGAATGGAACTCAATAGTAAAACCCAACGTAGAACGGACGCTCCTGAGTATTTGTTTACAGGAACCGAATAAGTTAATCGAAGCAAAAGATCAGGATATAAATGGTGCTATGTTTCTGATTGAAGCAAACCGCTATATCTACTACGCTATCGATTACTTATATTCCAAAGGGCAAACACCAACACCACTTGCCATCATGGAAGTATTAAAAGATAAACACGCTAAAAAAGTCTTAGAAGATTTTGGTGGTGTGGAATATTTAACAGTGCTTTCTGAGCAACGTATCAATGCAGATAATATCAATATCTTCTGTCAGAAATTGAAACAAGCTTATACGCGAAAAGAATTGTATGAGTTATGCGAAAAAAGTAAGGAAGAATTACTGTCGGATAAAGCAGAAGTTTTAAACCCGACTGAAATCATTTCCATCTTGGAAAAACCGATAGTGGATTTATCTGCAAAGGTACAACAAACCAAAGAGATATACAAAATGGGAGATTCTGCTGAAGAAGTATTAGAACTCCGTGCAGAAAATCCTAACTCTGTTCCTGGTTTGGAAGTAGGTTGGCCTAAGTTCGACTACTACACAAATGGTGGACAACCTGGGGATTTAATTATGGTGTGCGCTCGTGCCAAAACAGGTAAGAGTACGATTCTTACAAATTGGGCTACAAAGTTATCTGTTTACGATCAGTTGCCTACATTATATTTCGATACAGAAATGAACTCACGTCAGCAAGAAGATAGAATACTTTCCATCCTATCTGGCGTACCACATAAAGAGATTGTTTCTGGAATGTATGTAATGGATACGGAAAACGGAAAAGCATACGAAAAACGTGCAAAACTTGCTGCTGCAATCGAGGATCTCAAGGCGGGTAACTATTACCACATTTATATGCCAAACTTCACCATTGATAAGGTGAATGCAATTGCAAAAAAATTTAAGACACAGTACGACATTCAAAGCATCTTTTTTGACTACTTAAAATTCCCGTCCTCACAGATAGGAACATTAAAGTCGGTACAAGAATGGCAGATGCTTGGATATATTGCTTCTGGTTTGAAAGACTTAGCAGGTACATTGGAGATTCCAATCTACAGTGCGTGTCAGGAAAATCGCAACGATCCAAAATCAAACCAAAAGGATGAAAGAAATGTAGGTGGTTCGGATAGAATTCTCCAACTTGCTTCAAAATTAATCTTTCTTTCCAACAAATCTGAAGAGGATATTGTTAAGGAAGGACGGTTAAACGGCAATCAGGTAATGTATATTGCATTCCAAAGAAATGGAGAAAGTGACTGCCCACCCATCAACATACAATTTGATAGACCTAGACTAACACAATATGAGGTATGACTATGAAGAAAGACATCTTAGAAATGTTAAGAGAAGTCGCACATGCAGCTGAAAACGGAGCAGTCATTGAAGTGATTGTTCATGCAGATGATTGCGAATGCGAAGATGAATGTGAACATTGCGAATGCGAAAAGGAAACCGAAGAATCCTCTACTGATTCGGAAGAAACCTTAAAAGCAGTAGTGGACAAGTTCAAGACAGAAATGGCGATTGCTACCCTGTGTATGCATGAAGCCAAGGTACTGACAGAAAAGGTAAACTTTGTTGTAGAAGAAAACGGCGAAGAAGGACTGGCTACTGTAAATGACGTATTGGAATTCTGCAGTCGCCATCACAAGGTAATTTTAAAGGCTAATATGAAGTAGGTTTTTACCATGAATGCTGTTGAGTATATTCGAGAAAATGTTGACATCAGAAAGGTATTAGAACACTACAACTTCAGGAACATCACCGAATCTGATGATGCGTTTCGAGCCTGCTGTGCAATCCATGGCGGGGATAACCCAACTTCATTTGTATGGATGAAACATAATAAACTTTGGTACTGTTACACTGGTGCAGAATGTGGTGGTGGAGACATATTCAATCTTGTTGAAAAGATGGAAGGCCTTACTTTCCATCAGTCGATAGCTAAAGCATCACAAATTTTAAAACTGAATATCTCGGAAATGGATATGGATTTCCACGAAGATATTCTACGCCGTGAACAGCAAAAATGGATAGAGTCTCAGAAGAAGCGACGTAAAAAGACATCCACCCAAGCATTGGTATATGAACTCCCCACAACAACATATACCAGAGAATGCGACGACGCAAACGCTGAACGTTTGAAGAGCTTTCCCTTGGAATATTATGACGCTAAATTTTGTAAGCTCTATCCAACCAAAGAGACTGTATTACGTGACAAATTGGTGATACCTATTCATCAGAATAAAATACTACGTGGCGTAGCGTTACGTGATACAACTGGAACATTCTCTGCAAAGTGGATGTATCAGCCAACCGGTATTAAAACAAACGAATTACTTTACAACATTGATAGGGTGATGGAAATGATTGATACCGGTAC